AAAGCAAAAATGGCGCCCGAAATCAAGTTATTATTTCAATTAGCGTCTTCTGGTATTATGATCCATATGACCAATACAATGTTTAAATCGGCTTTGCCTGGCATGGATGATATTATGCGTCAAAATCCGGATTTGATGAGTCAGTTTACAAAGGCTGCAATGAGTTCGATGGAAGATAATCAACCCGGTCTAAGTAACTTTATGAATGATTTTGGTAGTCAAAATAGTCAAAACATGGCTACTCCGTCGCCGCAACAACAACCCAGAGATTCCCGTCCACGAATGCGACAAGAAATGAAAGGTCCTGAAACAGCCAATATTGACAACATATTGTCAAATTTAAACAAAGATAAAAATAAAAACATCAATGTTGATAACAATAGTACAATTTCTATGGATGAAATAAATTCATTATCTTCAGAAAATAAGCGTGGAAGGGGGAGAAGAAGTTCTGACAAAAATACTATATCTCTGGCAATATAATTAAATAGTATAGACCATATTAGTATATGTGAATAAGTACAACTAAAATGAATGTGAAAAGGAGATTTCAGATAGAGAATTTACCTAGCGAATTACAGAATAAAATTTGTTCATATTTATATTTTTCTAATAACATAAGTGGTAAAATAAAACAAGTCAATGAGACAATCAAAAACTATAGGAGCATTCATCTCGCAAGTTTGTCTTGTGACCACGAGATCGATTTAGAGTTGGTGAGTTATTTCATATTGAAATACTTTTTATACGACAAAAATAGGAGTGACAAATTGCAACTTGATTATAATATGCTTTCAAACTCTCGTAAATTACAACATGACGAATTGAAGCGTATATTCACTCGCCTTCGGTTAGTAGACATACTGAGGATATTGAAATACATACAACAAAACGGCGTTACATCGGAGTTCTATGATGACTAGTTTTTTATTCAGATAAATCCCATCATTTTCATACTAACCGTACGTGACGCGGTTTTAATAAATTCACCGACTTTTTTTTTTACAATTTTTTTACGCGTTGAACATTTGCCTTTTGTAGGTTTCATCGATTCTAAAAAATTTGTATTATTATTATTATCTAATAATCCGTCCTTGTCGTCTTTCTCTAAATATATCTGAACTACTGCTTTGTCCGCGACATGTTGTAAAAATTTGTTTATATCGCTCTCTTTAACGTCATTGATTTCTAATTGGGTGCGAATTGTACCTGTATCGTCACCTGACGATGAGATAAGTATTTGGGTTTTGTCATAATTGAAGCGTTTTATTCGGTAAGTGTTGTAAGTAGTACCATCTTTTTTACTAGAGTCACTATTTGTCAGCGACCCTTGTAGGTTTTTCACATTTTTGTAAAATATAGATCCTTTTTTGAATAATTCTTTCAATAACGATTCGATCGTTTCTTTCTTAATACGGGTTTGTTCTTCAGGTGGGGTGTCGTCATTGTAAGAATTTGTCAATATATTCTTTTTAAATTTGCGATCGTTCGCACAAAACATAAAGTAATTATTTAAGGATCTTTTATTTGTAAATGTATCAAAAAAATCTCTTCTGATATCGCCTTTGGTTTTTTTACGAGATTCTACATTGGTTGAAGTCCGAGGGTTAACTTGTGCGAGATATTTTTTGAAACTCTCCATTGTGAACTTGAAATTTTCCAAGTAGTAGATATTCTTTCGTTTCAGGTCGCGTAAAAAATTACTAATTTGAAGCTCCTTGTATCCGTCCTTTGTGGGTTGGACCTGAACAACTCCTTTCATTACACTTTCATAAATGTTTCGTTTTTTCTTGTAGATGGTTGCATTTTTTAGAAATTCTAAAGAAGTTACTCTCAAATATATTCCACCCTCGTTCGTAAGAACTGACAAAGGGCTGTTGTCGGAATTACCTGTTGGATTTATTTTCCAGTATATTTTAGATAACTCTTTACCTTTTTTGTACTGTTCTATTTTATCTTTTTCGCCATCATCAATTTTAAAATCAAAATGAAACTCTTCTATACTTTTCCGGGTGAATCTATATTTGACTGGTAGTCCTACATCAAAATCATCCGGACTAGTTTTGACTTTGGTTTTGAACATTATTTTTAATTTATGAACTCCTTCAATGTCTATGACTTCGCTAAGTTTGAATTCCGATAGAATTTCTCCGGACAATACTTCCTGAACAAGAAATGTCAAAAATTTATCTGTACCATCGGCCATTTCATCAATTTGTTTTTTTGTTTTTTTTAAAACAATAGGTTGATGTACTTTTTCGGTTTCTACAAACTTTTGTTTTCCTTCTTGGATATTCTCTCTGAGTTTTAGCAATTCCTTGAACAAATGTTTGTTTAAATATTCAATATTTTTCGCTGATATTTTTCTTTCGTAAAACTTTAATGAAATCTTACTATCTGGTTCACAGAAGAAGCTTATATTTTTGAAGATTTGCAAGTCTTGTCCACCTTCATATAATCCTCCTTCCATTTTTTTTAGAAAGTCCTCCTTCAAATAATCTTGAAGTTTGACAAGTTCTTTTTTAATTTTTTTCACATATTCATCTTCACTGGTCTTTGCCTTCGGGTTTGGAAGAAGACATGGAAGGTAATAGATATTATCACGTGATCCCCCTTTTTCTATTAGTTTTATTAGATCGGTGTAAAATGTTTCGTACAATTCATGATTACGCAAAATTTTGTTATCTTTTGTAGGGTTGAATAGTTCAATACTCGATTCGTATATATTTTTATCATCATCGAAGAAAACAGGTATAACAAAAAGAGTATTTTTATTGCGTTCGCGTTCTTCGGCGAGTTTCGCCTCCCGCTCCCGGTTAGTGGACTCGTTGTCACTGGCATTGGTACTGGTACTGGCATTGGTACTGGTACTGGCATTGGTATCAGGTATAAAATATTCAAGTAATGTTTGAGTAGTTTTTAAATTGTTATTACGAAAAAAAAGATTAATCTCGTCGCTCGACGCAAGCTCGCCCTGAGCATCGTAAATGTCGTCAAATAACTCTTTGTAATATTTTTTTTTTTTCTCCGATTTAACATCTGATTTTAAAAGTTCATCTATTTTTGAGTTCATCAACAGATCGTAAAAAACACAATGATTTTTAACAATCTTTATATCTCGATTTGACTGCAATTTCAAATCAATTTGCGTTGATGGTGTTAATGGTGTAAATGATGACGTTTGTGCTAGTATTGCTGGTGTTGTTGCTGGTGTTGTTGCTGCTGAAGTTTCATCCGTATTTAATTTTTTTTTTGCCGATTCGACTCCAAATCTTAAATTTTGTATTGCCGAATTATTTTGTTTTTGTAAAAATTTTTTTCGCCAGCGTTTGTTTGTCGGAGTTTTTTTGCCGGGTGAAACAGGTTTGATCGGCATATAAACTATGAGTATAAAATTAAATAAAGTTTTCTTTATATAACCCTTTTGCTACGAACATATCCTCAACTTGACTTTTATTTTTTGTATTTTTATTTTTCCGCGCCTTTTTAAGTATGTGTATTGCGTCGTTTATCTCTTTTTGACTTATTTTCCCATCTCCATCTTCGTCCAGTTGTGAAACAATGTCTTTATATTTGTTAGGTATTACACAGTATTTACTATTATCGTTTAATAAATAGTCCGCAAAAACAATAAATACACACGTAAGTATGAGAGCGACGACAATGTCGCGCGTCCCCATCCATAAAATCGCAAATACAAGAATCTGACGCCCCAGAGTATATTTCACATAGTCTCCTTGCGATTTGCTGAGTTCAAGAGTGATGTATTTAGATCCTATGTTCATTATCAGCATGATAATTCCCGCAAAAAATTTACTATTGTTGAGGGCATATAAATGCTCTATAAATATATTGAAATTTGTATGTGGTTTCTTTTTCTCTCGTTTCATGATTGAATTATCTTATAATATTACAATATAAAATAAGGGATAAAAGATAAAAATTTAATCTCTTATTTTATTAAGTAAATGAGTAGTCTAGCATTTTCTGCCAGCCCAATTGATTTTGAAAAAAATGAAAAACTTTCCAATAAAATTAACACTGGGGCACAGAAGAAGCTCAGTACGGAATTTTTGAAAAAAATGACAAGTGGGCGCCCTGAAAATGAAGAAGATCTAATGGGTTCATCTCCCGATATTCAAAGTATACATAAAAATTTAGAGCAAAGTTTGAAAAGTGAAAATGAAAAGACACTTGGTGATTTTTACGCAAGTGAACTAGAAACTGATGTGAAGCAACAAATAGATAAAGTTAAATCGTCGCAAGACCTGTATCATAATGAGAGAGTGTCTACTGATTATTTGATTAGCAACAACTTGAATATGAGCAAGGTGTCTGGCGATCCGCGCAATAAAATTATAGGCAATGAAACACGCGACGAGCTACTGGATAAATTAAATTATATTATCAATTTGTTTGAAGACGAAAAAGAAATAAAGACAAATAAGAAGAATGACGAAATTGTGCTTTATTGTTTTTTAGGAATATTCGTGATTTATACATTGGACTCATTTGTGTCAATTGGTAAGTATAAACGTTAATGGCGTTGATGTTCATACTTTCTGAAATACAATTACTCCGCGACCAGCAACATTGCTTATTGTATTATAGTGTTTTACAAATGACAATCCACATTCTTGCGCAACATTTTTCAAGTATTCGTTCGAGTGGTAAGTAAGTTCGTGGCGATTTATTTTTTCTTCTTGATCAATCTTGATGTGTTCTGTAAAATAGAATTGTTTATCACTAATTTCCTTTATTTTGTCACTATATGTGTAGTTTATTTTTATGAATTTCCCGGTGTCTTTGTTTGTCAAATGTTGTTTCAAATTATTAATATTTTGGAATACATCAATGAATAAATACCCGCGGTTGCTGAGCCATTTTGATATGTTGTATATAGTGCCATTTAGATTCGCTGTGTAATATATTTCACTATCGATTAATGAAATATGAGTGAACTCATGTTCATTGAATATGTAGGAATTTGTTTCGTATTTGTCAATATATTGATAATCATTGTTTTTGTAACGGTATTTACATAAATCAATGATTGACTTTGATTTAGAAATCGTTGACATTGAGATGTTGTGTTTAAGAATCTCGTTGATGTGTCCACCATGTTTAATGCCAATACAAAGGTGATTGTTGTAGACACTATTGGAGTAATGTAAAATAATTTTGCAGAATCTTTCATAAAATTCAGAATTATAAAATAAGTCATCTAGCAAAAATACATAGAATTCATCAAATATAGTTTCTTGGGTAGTTCCCTTTTTCACTTTGTTTTCAAACGATTCGCATTCTTTTTGTACAAAGTTCAAGTAAATATAGATGATACCTAATACCAACAATAATATGGAAAAATTCATATAAAATATATATTTATTTTATATTTTTTCGGTTAACTATTTACATTATAATATGTGTTATTAAATATGACGCATGAAGTGGTAATACAAGATACACGAGACAAGTTTAAAATAACAAGTTTTTCTAACTTGAAAAAAACCGAATTGAGCAAAAAGTTGCAGAATTCGATATATTACAATAAGCGGGAAGAGGCATTTTTTTGGACGTGCGAAATGCTATGTTCCAATATGTTATTGGAAATATGGGATACATTTTTTATTCTTATGAGTAAGTATATACACATTCATAATCCAAAATTACCACTTTACATAGAAAAAAAGTATTCTGAATTTCGCGATATCATCGGTCAAGACGATACAATACAAAATGTGCGGAACAACAAAAAAATCCGTATCATATTCTGTTCTATCACTACAGTTTTGTCATGTTCAGATAAGTTGACTATTTTAGACCATTTGCAGAATAAATTTTTATTCAAAATAGAATCTCTATATGAGAATTTAAAGGCACCAAATACATCATTCGTTGATTTAGTATACAAGCCTGGCGATCCTGTCGAGTATTTAATCCCAATCAACGAGTTTGTATATCATCTTACAGTGTCAAAACAAAAAGTTGATATCATTTATTGGTTAAATTGGATCATTGAATATGATATTTTATGTAGAAAAAAGAAGAAAATAATTGGTTGCGTTTCACGAAGTCTATATGAAAATAAGAAAAAACTTTTAGAAACCAATATAATATGGATCGTGTGGGATTCTCTTTTTGCGGTTATGAACAAAGAAAGATGTTCTCAAAATTTGAAAAATATAGTGGAGAGTATATATAGTTTATTCACGGTCCGATATTGTGTGTCTACAAACAAAAAAAGAATTAGTTTAATATGTCACACAATTGAACTATTAGTGTTACATAAAGAATTGAAATATGACATTGCGATTTTGAAAAATAATGATGAAATCACGAACTTAGAAGAAAATATAAATGTTGTCATGGAGCAAATAAAAAAGCACGAAGTAAAGAGTGTGAAAAATGAAACAACTAGCAAAAATACTAAGATGGATATATATCACAATATTTATATGAATTTGTAAGGATAGATATTAACGTTTTTTGTTAGATTTTATCTCATAATTATATACGCATAATATAATTATGAAAGATACCATTCGGAATACAGTAAAGGAAGTATACAACACCAATGTCAATAATTTTGAGTCAAATGCGTCAGTTTCTTGGTCACCCTCTTTATTTGAGTCGCGTGTTTCTGAAACCAAAAAAGTTGTCGGCGACTACCCCAGGAATACAAATAGTGTGAATAATAATGTAAACTCGCAAATAAAAGATACAAATCATTCTTCCGCTAACCTTCTTTTCTTTCTGTTTTTGTTTATACTGTTACTTACCGCAGGAGCTTGTTACTATTACCGAAAAGATATCATGGCATATTTAAATAAAATATTCGGGGTGGAAAAGACTATATCCAAAGACGTTGTCAAAATAAAGGAGAACGATGAAGAGTTGAAAGAAACCAAAACCGTTACTGAGAAAAAAGACAAACTTGTAGAGAAGGATAAAATGACTATTAAAAAAGATGGAGAAATTGTTGTAGATAACAAGATTGTGAAAGAAAGTAAAAAAAAAGAGCAAAAAAAAGAAGAATCAAAGCCTAAAAATAATGGATTTGATAAAAGCAAATATTCGCAAAATCAGTTTGTAAGCAAGGATGATATGTATTGTTACATAGGACAAGACGACAATATGCGACAATGCATACAAGTATTTAAGGATGACGTATGTACATCGGGCGATATTTTTAATCGCATCGACGAATGTCTTGTCCCCCAAAAGAAATGAGTAATATTACTATAACTTTTCAATAAATGTCACATTTTGATCATAGAACAATAATGAATTATCACCTTTTACCCCTGAATTTATTGCCGGTTTTACACGTATTATATCCGATTCGCATGTGGAAGATACAACAGACGTATTTGAAAGTTTCCCCCTTCGCGATGAAGTCAACGCAGAGTAATGTGTTCTCTTGGTTATTGTACTATTTTTATTGTATTTTAAAACTTCTGCTTTTCGTCGCATTCTATATTGCTCATAAGATGTTTCGTTGAAGTTTGTCATTGGGTTTTCGGCGCGACCTATTGTATCCGGTACAACAACTTCGTCGCCGGTTTCTCTGGTTTTTAGAATACGCAAGCCCTGTAACGCAATAATAGACGCACTCGGATCCGTCAACATAGCTTCATCTACTGAAGCATTCGCATCGTATTCAATTTGAGAATAATCAATATCATCAAACACAACACTTGTTGTCATTTATATTACGAATAGTAAAAAATAAAAATAAAACGTGAATATAATTTTTATTTTTATAAAAATGTGAACTAAATTAAATGACCTCTATTTTGGATGATATTATTTTTTCCGATAATTCAAAGTCTTTTTTGTAATCATGAACGCACATATGGTTTTCAGGACAGCGATGTTTAATACAAAATATCTTCTCGCATTTTGTACATGTTATATTTATAACACATTTCTTTTTGCAAATATTACACTTATTTGATTTTTTCGTCACTTGTTTTGTTTCTTTCTCTTTTTCCATCTTGAATTATGAGGATAATGTTTTGTGGTGTTAAAAAAATATAGTCACCGAAATCAATTTTTTGTCAGTTCGCTGAGACCATGATCTGTCTTACCAGTAACAATATTGTCTCCTTCGAAAAGTTCCTTCTTGATTTCGTCCATAGACGCGTTTACGCCCAACTTCTTTTCTAGACTGTTACCCTCATCTGTTCCAACAAGTTCACCATCTTCATTAATTGTTTGCGTTAGTTTATTTCCGTGTTTTTTGGCCTTCTCCATATTTTCTGAAATTGCCTTGAGTTTAGATTCTTTAACCCGATTATCAAATTGCAACTTCGCTTGCTCTTCATTTTGATTCTTTTCATGCATAAGTTGGTTGAGCTCATTCTCAAGATATTCGACTCTTCCGGTTTTGTATGCGTCCGGGTGAAACGGAATCCAAATTCCGACCGGACCAACATACACATCGTGATTCGGATCAACCTGGCGCAACATCTTGCACCTCATTTCAGCCTCTTCTTGAGTTGGAAATACACCCCTCACCTTTAAGCCTCTCGTCGATGTCTGAAACGAGTGTTCCTTGTTGAACTGCGACTCGTATTTTTCTTCATTCTTGTCCATGAAAGTTTTGTAATCGTCTTGAATATTTTCATACATCGAATCTTTCTCAATTGTAGAAAACTCTTTGAGGTCGTTCATGATATCTTCCGCATTTAGCTGATACTTGTAAGATATATAATTTGAAAATTTTGTTAACAATTCGGCTTGTTTGTTGAAATTATATTGCTCGGTAAATTTTTCAAAAAAGTAAAGATTCTTATCCCTTAGTATCTTCTCAGGTGAAACAAAAGACAAGCAAGCAAACTTTTGTTCGGCGATCGCTTTATCTTCATCTAGCAAATCAATATGTTCTGACATTATCTATATTATAGAATAAAGTTATTTATATTTTTTTTCTATTTATATAATATAATATTATGATGTTGAACGTTCAAGAGGTTTTAAAAAGAGTTATTAAATATTTAGTAGAGGGTCTTATGGTAGCTATCGCGTGCTACGCAATTCCGAAGGCTTCACTTAAGTTGGATGAAATTGGTCTGATTGCCCTCACCGCCGCCGCAACATTCTCGGTTCTTGACACTTACATTCCGTCGATGGGAGAAAGTGCCAGAACCGGTGCCGGCTTCGGTATTGGCGCGAATCTAGTAAGATTCCCTCGCGGATTTTGAGTAAATCGTAATTGATTGATAATATAACGAATATTCATTATATTATCATCGTCTTAAACAAGATTGTAAATTTCAAAGAGTAGGGATAAAATCCCATCCTAGATCTTGACAAATATTTTTCCATATTTGATCTTGCTCTATTTTCTTTTGATCTTTCAGCATAGGGAAGTGTGGTAAATACTTCCGTTCATCAAGAAGTTCACATAGTTTGTATAGTGTATAATAGTAATTGAGGAAGTTTACACGGTCGCTTGGGCAGAATTTGGCATATGGAACTTGAATATCTATAAACAAATTACATAGCGTTTCTTCTAGCTGTTGACTCATAATTGGTGGCTTTATTCCCATTTTGTCTTTTATAAATGTTATATGTTCGTAATATTTGTTATATCCCAGTTTTTTAAGAATTTCTTTAGTCCGCTTGCTCGTGAGTTTATGTAACGTTATTCTTTCTTTTTTTATTTGATTTTTGACATCTTCAATTACACTGTTTGGTATATCAGTTGACTCTTTAGCTTGAAATTGTGCTAGTATCTCTTTGAAGTGATTTATGCGCCGATAGGCATAAAATGATATTTCTTTAGGAGGTTCTTTATATGCTGGTTTGTCATTGTGAATCAAATATTTATCAGTTGAAAAGCATTTATTACAAATCAATATGCCGTCATATATAGATTTTATAAGTTCGCCCTCGTTGCATACACTGCATATGTGACATTCGTCGGTAGTATTGTTATGATAATGATAATTTTCAATGTACATATCAAAATTGTTTTCTTTTAGATATTCTTTCATATTCCGACTACATTTGCTATGTGAAATGTATTCTTCTTTTTTTTTAGACTTACTAAAAAAATTATCCAATGCCTTTTTGGGATTATTGTTTTTTTCAATATTTTGCTTTGTAACAAAATAATCAAATAAATGTTCTGAATTGGAAAGTAGATACTCATTCATTTTTTTATGAGAAACACTCATTTTTTTATTCAGAACTTGTATCCTTTCTTTGTATTTTTTAATTTTGTCTTTTCTGCTACAGGCTTCTATTTTATTTTCAATGGATAATATTTTCATCCTAGATTTCTCTATAATCAAAGCTTCTTCTTCTCTAAACGAATTGATTTGATTTGAGAATAATTTGTCTAGTGTATAATTTGATTCAATTTCGGACATATAAGAACTTTTGTGTATTTCTTTTAAATATAAAATAAAAAATATAATCAAATGAATGAGATCGATCTAAGCAAACATTGTAAAAACAACAAAGATATCAGTAAAATGGTTTTCATTTTTAACGCAATTGAAGATGGTTGGACTGTTAAAAAAAAACAGAATAGTTATATATTTTCAAAGCATAAAAGTAAAGAGAAACAAGTATTTACCGAGGATTTTTTGAACAAATTTATAACAAAATATTTTAATTTAAATTGAAAAAAAAAATTTTTTTTTCTTTTAGTATAGTATAACAGAAAATCATGGGTGGTGGTTTAATGCAATTAGTGGCTTACGGCGCGCAGGATGTTTACTTGACTGGTAATCCGCAGATTACCTTCTGGAAAGTCACCTACAGGAGACACACTAACTTCGCTATGGAGTCGATTGAGCAGACTTTCAACGGTCAAGCCGATTTCGGACGCAGAGTTACATGCACCGTTTCGAGAAATGGTGACTTAGCTTACAGAACCTACCTACAGGTTACCCTTCCGGAGATTGGACAATCGCTCAACACTGCTGGTGATGTTTACGCCAGGTGGCTTGACTTCCCGGGTCACCAGCTTATTGAGAACGTTGAGGTTGAGATTGGTGGTCAGAGAATTGAGAAGCAATACGGTGACTGGATGCACATCTGGTGCCAGCTCACCATGGACAAGAACCAAGAGGCTGGTTACTACAAGATGGTTGGTAACACCACCCAACTCACATTCGTTACCGATCCGTCGTTCGCCGATGTTGACGGTCCGTGCGATTCGTCGGCGCCGAGACAAGTTTGCGCCCCGAGAAAGGCTCTTCCTGAGACCACTCTCTATGTCCCGCTTCAATTCTGGTTCTGCTCCAACCCGGGTCTTGCGCTTCCGCTCATTGCCCTCCAATACCACGAGGTCAAGATCAACCTTGACCTCCGCGCCATTGACGAGTGCCTTTTCGCTGTAAGTACTCTTGATGGAGGAAGTAGTGGCGATGTTAAGGTTTCGGGCGCTTACGCTCAGTCGCTCGTTTCGGCTTCGCTCTATGTTGACTACGTCTACCTTGACACTGACGAGAGACGCCGCATGGCCCAGAACCCGCACGAGTACCTTATCGAGCAGCTTCAGTTCACTGGCGCTGAGTCGGTTGGTTCGTCGTCTAACAAGGTCAGACTCAACTTCAACCACCCGTGTAAGGAGCTTGTCTGGGTTGTCCAACCGGATGCCAATGTTGACTACTGCGCCTCGCTCACTGCTGGCGAGACTCTTTACAAGGCTCTTGGCGCTCAGCCGTTCAACTACACCGATGCCGTTGATGCTCTTCCGAACTCTATTAAGGCGTTCGGTGGCCCGACCGGTGTTATGGGCGAGGAGGCGTTCATCACCAACGAGCTCTTCGAGACCGCGGGTGCCGCGGATGTTACTGCCGCCGGCACCGAGTTCACGGCCGATTGGAACCAAACCCAGTCCGGTGTTTCGTCGGGAGTTTCGGATGCGGGCACCTTCGTCCTCGCCGAGACCTCGCTCGACATGCACTGCTGGGGAGAGAATCCGGTTGTTACTGCCAAGTTACAGCTTAACGGACAGGACCGCTTCTCGGAGCGTGAGGGCACCTACTTCGACCAGGTTCAACCGTGGCAGCACCACTCGCGTGCTCCGGACACCGGCGTCAACGTTTACTCGTTCGCGCTCCGCCCGGAGGAGCACCAGCCGTCGGGCACCTGCAATATGTCGCGCATTGACAACGCCACCCTTCAGCTCGTTCTCTCGAACGCCACTGTTGAGGGCGTAAACACCGCCAAGGTGCGCGTCTACGCCAGAAACTACAATGTTCTTAGAATTATGAGTGGTATGGGCGGACTTGCATACTCCAATTAATTTTTTCATGGTTAGCACCCATTCCTAACATTCCCAATAAAACTCAAAATATCTTAAAAATAAGTTGATTGTTAAAATATGTTCATTAATATTCAAAAAAATAATAATGAACAAAGACGATTTTTCACATTTATAAAAAAAAATTGAATTGAGTTATTTGTAAACAAGTGTATGGAAAAATCTAAAAATGAGCATCCAACACCCACTTTACGGAAACGTTATGATGAACGCATGGCTACCAGTTTTGGCACACCGGAGAATCAAGAAAACAAAACAACACAAAATTACTGAATTTCCTTTGTATGAAATTATGTTTATAGAAAATGGTGATCCAGGTTTCATTATTCGGAATAAAAAGACAAAATATCCAATAAATTGCCATAGGACTCTGTTTTATTTAAGCGAAAACGGTAAACAATTTACATTTTCAATCCTCCACGTCGCATTACCATCCGCATTTCCAAACATTCCTCCCCTAGAATCAATCAATCATATAGACGATAATCGCAAAAACAATCATATTTTTAATTTAAGATGGTTATCATTAAGCGAAAATGGTAGGAAGGCACAAAAGATTTCAGTAAACGAAAGTAACAAAAATGGTGGCAGAAATGGTCGTTATACGATTATGAAACAACCAGACCCACAAGACAAAAATAACCGAGCAAAATCAACCACGATTGGTCTATTTCGTAGTGTAGACAAATGTGCCAAATTTATCATTGAAAATGTAGTTCAAAAAGACAATAAACCAGTATTAAAAACAGTGGCGTCAAAAATCAGAAGAGCGATTAAAATCCCCGAATATAAGGCATATGGATATTACTTCGACGCTTATGAGATTGAAGTTGAAAATGAAGAATGGAAGTATCATCCTAAATATACAGAAAATGAATTCTCGTCACACGGAAGAGCCAGAAATCGTTATGGACATATTGCTCAACAAAATAAAAGTGGCTCTCGTTATAAACAGATATGCATACATGGAAAACCAAAAAGCATCCACCGCCTAATTTGGGAAACATTTATGGGCGAAATCCCCGAAAATCTAGAAGTCATGCACGACGACGAAGCCCCAAGTAATGAAGACAATAGTTATCGAAATTGGTTGTGTGATTTGACACTGGGAACACATTCGCAAAATATGGTATCATTCCACGAAAGTAAAAATAAGATTATTTGTGAACAAAATAACAATGGTGGTTCAAGTTTTGCCGAAAATGTTCCCGAAACAACTTCAATCAACAACAGGACGTTTCCTAATAATCTATTGGGAGATTTGATGAGAAATGGTGTGCCAGGTATTCAATATATTCAAGCAAAGGGACGTTCAAGTAAGTATTTGTTGAGCCGACGGTTTTCAAAAAGCGGCAAAGATATGAGTTCTTCGGGTAGTTCAAAGAAATCAGATGAAGAAAAATTCTTGGAAATACTAAGAATTTATCAAGAACATTGTAAAGAAGAATGTCAAAAGAAAGATATTATGGAATTGGATTTAGGTGAGTTTGAAGTATTATCTAATCAGAATAGTTAACTCAACCAACATGTGTTGAGATACTTACATCATCTGATATTAAATTAATTAATTCTTTATGAGATGACTTGGACTCTATTAATTGATGCATACATTCTTTATATTCCCTATAAGTCATATTAATTCGTGGATGAACTTTGAATATAGCATTTCTTCTAGGAAATGATAATTTTTCTAATGTTTTGATACTCTCACTCGCAAATAGATAAAACTCATTGGCACCATTTTTTTTTAAAGCTTGCATTGGATTTATCATAGGTTCAAGTATAAGGATTTTACCCAACGATGATGCTATCCCCCATTCCGCGATACTCCGATAACAATTAAAATCATCATTTAAACGCAAACTAAATACGTGACATTTTTCTATCATTTCGTAGTTTCTTTTATTTACTATGTCTGAAATTTTAGTCAGATCTGTACCAGATAATATTTCAAGGTCACTTTCTTGCCAAGAACCATGACATAAACAAAGGGTTTCTCTATTCATTCGTTTCATGTCTAATATAGCACAAGGTCCTGTCACGTTTAATGTATTATTTACAACTTGGACACCAATGTCTTCTTGTAGATTAGTATATTTTTCATATTCTATGATATTCTCTGGATGTAACTCCATGTGACCCTCACTTCTCAAATAATCTAACGCCTGATCATCATCACCCGGCTTTACTACATATCGCCTTGTTAGAGTACAAGGAGCATACGAACACTCTGCCCCTGCTTCACACATTTTTCCAGCGAAGAACATATTTATCCTAAGTCCACATTTACATTGTGGACATTCATGAAGTTTTGATTTACATTCATTACAAATTAAATATGTGCAATCGTTTTCACAATAACACATTCCGTGATCATCTTCGCATACCATGCAAGCCATTTTGGTTATTTATATTATTCTTATAAGTGTGTTGATTTATTTCAATTTTATTTCAATAACACGGCAACTGAATTTGACGACCGATATATATTTATGATTTAAATAAAATAACACGTGTAATATATTAAGAATAAATTGGCAAAAGGACCTCACTCGAAGGCAATTAAAGAAAAACAAAAAAAGGAGATTTTGAAATAATTAAAAGTGTTTTAATATACTCAATCCCCAAACACCCCAACAACTTCCACATCCTCATTATATAAACTCTGAAACAAAACACGAATACCTCGAGGATTATCTTTGATATTAATTACTTTCAATTTCTCGTTGATATTTTCAAAACACAATTTTTTAATATTGGGTGAACTATTTGGTACATAACCTATCATTTTGTCTTTGTCTTTTATTTTTATCGCAGATGTATCATATGGATTGTTAGGTTCGTATTCCATTTCCAATATTGTATCATAGCCTATGATTTTAGCATTTTCTTCAAAATGACTAATTCCTGTGATTTTAAATGAACAGCCACCCACTTCATGCGACACGGGTCCCGGTGGCGCCGTATTTGCGCTCATTGGTACCGTTCTAAGAACCGATTGTCCGGAATAGCCACCACCGCCAAGACCACTACCATCGCCGCCCGATGGTTTACCCTTTTTATTTTCAAGTGATGCCAGTTTTTCGATTTTCAAGTTTTGAGAACATTCGGTTTAGTTATAGCCGCGTTCTCTTTCTCAAGTAGTTTATTGATAAGAGAAATTATACTATAAATTATTAAAAATAATATATATATACAATGGATGCGAAAATGAGAGAGACAGAGACAAAAAAACAACAACAAGATGCGGTGTGGTTCATTATTTCCATTACTGGGACAATCGCGACCATTATTACAGCATCCATTTTAATCATTCAGTTTAGTAAAAACTACAAAGACAAGGCACCAATACAACATGTTCTTTTTTTGATATCCGGTATTTCAATGCTTTCATTGGGAATATATTTGAATAGTATTGTCATTGAATATACAAACAAGAATGAAGAAGTGTATGGTAGATTTATCTTGATACCGCGAATTCTTTTGAAAATAAATATCACATTTGCGATTTATACAATATATACAATTATAAAAAGAGCAAGGATTCTTATTATGAAAAAGTGATATAATAAAAAGTTTAAATACAAAACATAATTAAATATATTTGTCTTTAAACAATAAATGAATATCATCAAGCGCTCTACCAAGTATATCAATATTAACAAGAAATACATATGTTCAATTATGAGCAAGGAACTGCTCAATTGTTGTATAGAACTGCCAAATATTCAACGTATCCGGGATCAGAGTAAAGTGGATGAAATTGTAAATTACCAAAGACAACAACTCTTGAATAATGGCCATTGCGATTTTCACGGAGTTATCAATATCCACCAGTGTCAAGAAACAAACCGTTGTTTTTTGGTAGACGGGCAACATCGTTTTGAGGCGTTGCGTAAACTGACCAATACACATAATATTCAAGTGTTTGTGGAAGTTGAACAAGTAAATAGCATGGAGCAATTAATAAATAATTATAATATCATCAATAAAAATACACCACTCCCCGAGTTCCCTGAATCAATCGACAAAAATATTCCGGAAGAAGTCGCACAGTTTTTTAAGAATAAATACCCAGATATGTGGTCAACTAGCAAAAACGCCCGCAGACCACACATCTACTTCAATTATTTTCAAGAAGCATTGGGGTTTTTAACGGAAAAGCTTAATATAAAAACCGCAGATGAATTAAAAGAAATAATAGAAGCTAAAAATATTGAGTTATCCGCGTGGACGATAGACAAATACCCCAATTCCAAATCTATCACCGAATCAATGATGATCAAATGTGCTCGTGAAAAGTTATATCTTGGGTTGTATGCACACGAATCGTACGATCATGCGTATCAATGGGTCAAAGATGTCGTCTTCATCAAAACCGGCGAAAGAATTACTAAACCTAGGAAACCAAGAAAGGCGAACATCAGAAAGTCGGTGAAAAGTTCAGTTTGGGACGAGTTTGTAGGGAAAGACAAACGGCGCGCGTTATGTATATGTTGTTGTGACAGAGAAATAGAAATGAATACATGTGTTTATGGACACATTGTATCAGAAAAAGATGGCGGAGAAGCAAATAATACTAATTTGTTGCCAATATGCGCACAGTGTAATGGGTCAATGGGAACACAAAACATGGGTGAATATGTTCAGCAATACTATCCCAATAATGTGAGTAATTTCAAAAATAAAAAATATATTTATCAAAAGACGCCTTCAAATTTTATTTTGAACTTTCTATAATTTCACTTGTAGATTGGACGAGTGGAGCGACCCGTCTTTTCTTGGAACTTAGTTGAGAAGTAAGTCTAATAAAACCATATTTTCCAGTGTTGGTGCGAAAATATTTCATTGACGAAGAAGTACCCCATTTTTTGAATACATTGAGAATACCTTCTTCCAAATTTTTTTGCGTTGAACTTCTCTCGGGCGTTTTGTTACGCAACCTTTTTTGTTTATAATATCTTCCACAAAAAACCTTTATGAAACTTCCATATGCGATCGACATTATTAATACAATACTTCCAGCAACCGGGTGAATGGTTATAGCAATCCCCCCACCAACAACTGTAAAAAAAGCAATAAATCCACTTGAAGAAAATTCACCAATTAACTCTTCTACGACACTCTGTTTGAATTCTTCATCATTCAACATGTGTGAAACTCTATCAAATGTCGGGTAAATTTTATTTTTTGGTATACTTATAAAATATTCTTTGAACATGGTGATTTTTTTACACGAGTACATGTTATATTAATATATTTATAATACTTAAATATATTTTATACTATATATTATCTATCATGGTAACAGACCGCGAACTTGAATCGTGTGATTACAAAAATTGCGAACAATTTATTCCAAGTATCGGTCGTGGTAAAATCGTGAAATGTTATGATGGGGATACTGTTACTATTGCGACTATCATGGATGGAAAGCGTGTTCGTTTTAACATTCGTATGTTGGGGTATGACTGCGCCGAAATCCGTTCAAAAGACCCACAAGAAAAGAAGGTTGCTCATTGGGCAAAAGAATATATTACAAATATGATTTTAGGGAAGATTGTGAATGTTGCCAAAAATGAAGGAACTGACAAATACGGGCGTCTATTGCTGGAACTAGACTATAACGGTCAAAATATCAACCATATCATGTTGGAGAAATGGGGTGTTTCTTATTTCGGCGGACATAAAAATGATATTGACTGGAATATGTGGGACGAAAATGGTAAAAAATAATATATAACAATTAATATATAACACCTCGTAATAATATGGATCAAAATATTTCTATGATCCGTTTTTTAATGTTTATTATTTTAGCACTAATCATATTTTTCAATATAGCGCCTCATGTAGTTGCGAATGATAATAATATCAATGATGGCGACAGTGGTGATAATACCGACAGTAGCGGAACCGACAGTGGCGACAATGATACAAGCGCTGGTAAATATTGTTTAGTAGACGGAGAAAGTCATGCGGACAAGGAATGTGAGAAAATTTCTAATGGAGAAACGTGTCAAAACGAGTTTACTTCGCTACAACAGTGTCAAGAATGGAAAAGTTCTCTTGAGTATGATACTGTCGCGGACGAAGATGGTTCTTTAAATTATGTATATAAAACAGATGATATTGATAAACAAACAATCATGACATCCGATGATATGATATTTTGTTTGAAAAATGACAAAGAATGTAAGGAAATGAAATTCAGCGACTGTCATGACATTCACATTGGGACATACTTGGACGAAGATAATTGTAATGAAGCGAAGGAAACTCTTGAAGGTGCTGCTGATAGCGCTAGCTCGTAAATATTAGCAACTACCTTCACTTCCAAAAGTAATATTCAAATACTTCAAATGATCGCTTGTGCTGGTACATGAGAGTGGGTAGCAACTATTGCTACATTCTTCATCTTCTTTCAAATTTAAATCATTACATATTTTGTAATATGTATTGTTTTCGTTGTACCATATTTCATTTGGAATGTGATGATAGTTCAGTCTGTATTGTGGTAGATGTGGTACAATATCATGGTAATGTGTGATTCTAAAACTGGTTATATTTTTTGATGCGAAATCTTGGACAAATTCATAATTCCCAACTCTCGGCGAACCAAATGTTATTAATGTAATATTGTACTTTATTTTAGAGAGGTTATATGCAAAGAGAGAAGCAATGCTCGAACCCATAGAGTGTCCTGTGAGTAATAATTGATTTGTTTGGTATTTTTGAGAAAGTTTGTCTATTTCATTAGAAATAAATGGGTATAAATCTTCATATAGTTTGTAAAATCCGGCTTCCAGACATATATTGTTGCTTTCATCAACACAATGATGATCTATTTGAATGTCATCAATCCAATTTTGGATATTGGAACTTCCGCGAAATGAAGCAAACAAAGTATTTAATTGGTTGTTGTATCCAATCAAGGTCTTCTCGCCGTAAGCTTCGTATGTGGTTTCTACCATATTTTGCGGAGAACAAGTGAGACAATCCCAGCTAGTGTTATTACAATAAACCGCTTGTGATAAATTGAGACTTGTGTATAATAAGTTTTCAAAAATAAGACTTTGTCTTAGTGTAGATAATAATTTCATGAATTCATAGATAATAATTTCATGACATTAGTGTTATATCATATTATAAATGCTTGTTGTCATCATTATTGAAATTCATAAAAAATTGATTTGATTAGACTGATTGTATTACTTCTATTCAACAATCAAAACATACCAGAATATCATGAACGCGATTGTAAAGTCAGTTCGCGTCACCACACAACCACAGAACGTTCGTAAAATCAGCAACAATATTTGGGACATGCGCGCCATTGAGTTGCTCCACAACGATTTTGATAAAATTCAGCAACTGAAAAATGAACAATTCCAGCTACCATTTGTTATGACCGAGATTCCTCCGCCATTTTGTCCGAAATGCAATAAATATGCGAAGAATAAATGTTCATTTTCACCAGTTCATGATATTAGCATCGATGATTTTGATCATGCTGAAATTCCGAACCTCAATATTCAATGCCCAATTTTCGGCGAAGTTAGCACAGCATTTGAAAAAAAAAATGATTAATAAATTCGAAAAGAATAAATATAGAAGCAACAAATGTTATAATGTAAACAATGACAACACATAAGATTGGGCTTTTAATTCCTTGTACGTCCAAAAATCGTGATTGGAAGCATATTAAAGAAAGTTATTTGTATAATCTGACATTAAAAACTTTTTTATTGACAAGCAATAACGAGCATAAATACACATTTTATATTGGGGTTGACCGCGGAGATGATGTTTTTGATAATTCAGAACATCAAGATGAAATAATGAAATTCACGACGGCGTTTCCAAATGTTAATTTTAATTTTATTTATATGGATAATGTCAAAAAAGGACATTTAACTAAAATGTGGAATATATTATTTAAACGTGCGTATGATGATAAATGTGATTATTTTTTTCAGTGTGGTGATGATATGAATTTTACAACAAAAGATTGGATCAATGACTGTATTCTTATTTTGAAAAAACATCAAGGATTTGGATTGGCCGGACCAATTAATAATAATCCTAGAATTTTAACACAGGCATTTGTATCACGTCGTCATATGGAAATTTTTGGTTGGTTTTTCCCTGAAGAAATATTAAACTGGTGTTGTGATGATTGGTATAATTTAGTTTATTCACCTGAATTGTTATTTCCGTTAAGAAATCATTTTTGCAATAATCAAGGTGGAACTCCGCGCTATGATATTGATGGACATGCTGATTTTGTAAATGTTCCTAACAAAAAACAAATTATTATAGACTTAAGAAGCAAAACAGTTGCTTTGTCAAAACAACATCGAGTATTGGTTTTTAATAAAATTAAGGAGTTAGGATTCATGAAATAAACTACAGCGAGTTAGTTTTATTATAATATTCTCCCATAATGGCTTTATTTCTACCCTGAAAATGCAATAAAGTAAATCTTACATCTTTGTCCAATCTTTTATTATAACAATACGGCAAATTATCTATATATTTAATATTTTTTGAGCCACGCTCAATCATTTCCCAATCCTCCGGATATTCGTGATTTCCTGCAGAATCCATATGTAAATCAAATGTAAATTTATTTTCAAATATTTGATTAAGTTCCATTTTGAATGTAGGATAATTTGGTAATCGTAGCCCCTTGAATTTGGTTTCATTGTGTGCAAAATAATATAATAAAGTCATGTCGCAAATTCCTCCCTTAGA